ATAATAAATCTTGTGCCTTTTGTCGGAGTGTATGTACCTGAGCTTTTAAACACCTGACACTGTATAAGCCTCCCGGAGCCATCTCCCAAACCAAGGTTTTCGAGAGCCGTTTTCACCGTGCCGTCCGATTTGATATCACCAAACGGATTCTTGCGGCTTAACAGCAGCGCACGAAGCGCGGTAAGCAACTGGTCGTGCCGCTCCTTCTCCAGGCTGGCACCGGAGGCCTCCACCACGCTGCAAAGCTCCTCCTGCAACATGTCAAAGTAGTCATCATCCAGATCGGTGGCAGGCGTGCCGGTCTGGGGGTTACCACGGGTAAAACCGTTCTTACCCGCGCCGAACTTATCCTTCTGTGCGGTTTTCGTGTCTATACGATGCATGGATTACTCCGGATATTTAAAAATTACGTAGGTATGAGACGGACAGAGTTTGTTAAGCACACACTCGACAACGGTGTCGCCCCAGATACGCAGTGCGGAATCACAGGGATCGCCACATGTCATCCAGGTGGTGTTGGTGGCGGCTGGCATGTTGATCTGCCAGTAATACCGCCATTCCGGCGCATTCACCGCGTCAGTACAGGCCGATGAGCAGGTGAACGTGCTTTTATCGTATCGCGTGATAGTGGCGTCTGGTCTGCCCAGGGCAGCAAGCTGTGCAAGGTAAAAATCCTCATTGATGCCGCCCGCCAGATTAACCTTCGCATCCAGCCGTTGCTGACGCTGGCGAAGGGTCTGTGTCCCTGCGGGAATACATTCATCCGGCAGACCGCACAGACGCTCCCAGCGGTTTATCAGTTCAGTGGTGGTGCGCGGATCCAGCTCCCGCATCAGGGCATCCGCACGCTGATGAACACGGGTTAATGACGGTGCCGCACCGGCAATCGCCGGATCGCTGGCTGACCACGCCGGACCGGGCGGCAGCAGTGCCGACAACAGACGGATGTAATCATCGTTTGTCACGTCCATGAAATCGTCCCCAGAACCGCCAGTTCATTTTTTGCAATGGAGATATTGTCCGCCGGTGCAAGCAACTGATGGCTGTATTCCCCGTTCGCACCGGAAATCGCTTCACTGATACGTGACACCTTCAGTTCTCCCTGCGGATAACCATCACGCAGCAGGAACGAACGCAACTCGGCGGTGATGGCAGCCCGTATTTCCGGTGTGTCCGGCGTCACGCGGATATGAAAATCCACTTTATGCGCCACCGGCCTGAACACATACAAATCAGAGCCTGCCACCGGGGCCAGTGGCCAGATATGTTGTCTTGCCGCCGTTTCCGTTGATTCTTCCGGAATGGGATTAATCAGGTCACTGCCGGCAATCATCACACCGACAGTTCCCGTTCCCATCCAGTGACGGTATGTCCATGCGCGGGTAATGCCGGGCACTTCTTTAGCCCAGACGACATAGTCCCCGTCAGCCCCGCCCTGCGGCGTCCAGTAATACCGCTCAATGACGCGGGCGCGCCACGTTTCCAGATCTTCAGTATCGAATCCGCCAGTCAGGGTATCTGCAACACCGGAAGACGGCAGACCATTCACCGGCGTGACCAGGATTAATGCCGTACCGTCGTCAGCGTTACCGACCTCGCCTGCACTTGAGCAGGCGATCGGCACGCGCAGGACACCACCGGAGCTGGTTGCATCGGCAGTTGCCGTGTACTGAACCAGGTCATCGCGCTGAATAACACTCCCAGCGGTCACCTTCAGGCCATCGCTGACACCTTCCCAGCGCATATACCCGCTGGCAGCCGTGGCCCCCTTGCGCGGACACCGTTTCATCGCAGCATGTCGCGCCAGCCAGGACTCATCGCACAGGTCAGGCAGCATGTTCATTGCCAGATAATCGATGTACCCGTAAACCGTATGCAGCGCCGCCGCATACACCTTTGCCCGCACGTCTTCGCCCATGCGCCGGAGCGTGTCGCTGACGTCCAGCCTGGCGAATAAATCGTTACGGAGCATACTGATATTTTCTGCCAGCGTCGGGCGCTGAAATTCACTGTCCGCCATGCGTTATCGCACTCCACAGATCATCAAAAGAAATCATTACCGGTCCGTCACGACGCCAGAGGGTGATACTGTTACCCAGTTCATTAATCCCGGTGCGGCGGATATCCAGATCAATACGGGACACCACGCCGTCATCAATCATCCATTGCAGGCATTCGCGGATATACCCCCTTACCGTCTGCACCAGCTGATTGGTCAGTTTGCTGCGCTGAAGCAGCCACAGTCGGGAGCCGTAACGGTCATTCTGTACCGCAGGCCAGGTATCCCCCCACCATCCCATCGGGACGTCGGCATTGTCATCAGGCTCCGCCCGCCGCCAGGTAAACAGGGAAATCACCACAGCGCGGGTCAGTGGATCCAGCGGTGCGCTGGCGCAGGTGCGTTTACCGTTCACCGTCAGCCACAGTTCCATCATGCCTCCATCGCTTTATCAGGTTTGTCGGTGTTACTGCCCTGACCGTTCTCTCTGTGACGATGCCCGTTATAGGCAAGCCGCATCGCTGACATGGTGGTGCCGCCGGAGTCGCACAGGTCTTTCACCTGTCCGGTCACTTCCAGGTCCATTTCAAAACGTGCTTCAGGTGCATTGCGAAACGTAATCGTTTTACCTGCACCGTCCACCACGATCCCCGCCCGGGTCAGCGTCACGGACTGCCCCTGATCGTCATAGACAGCCACCTCCCCCGTCTGCAGCCCTTTCAGGCGGTAGCGCCGGTCTGACACCGTAACAACCACCGCATGAGAACGGTCGCCATCCGGAAACAACACCACCGCTTCCGCACCGCTGTTTGCCCTTGCGGTAAAACCGTAGGGTTCAAGATGTTCAACCCCGGCTTTGGGTTCACCGGCAATCAGGGACACATCCACGGTCTGACATTTCGTGGCGGCACTGATGCTTTTCACCACGGCCCGCCCAATCAGGCCGAGGAGTTGTCGCTGCATGGCTTCAATCGTCCTCATCAGAACGGGTCCTCCTGTACTCTGGCTTTTTTCTTTTTCCGCGCGCCGGGGGCTTCGGGTTCAGGCAGATAAGCATCAGGTGGGCCGACACGGATTTCCGTCAGGGTTCCGTTCTGGTCCTGAGTAAACGTGACTTCCGAGACAAGCAGTTCGGTATTGTCGAAACCACAGACCGGATCGAAGACAATCACCCGCTGGTTGGGCTGCCACAGCGTACCGTTACCCTGTCGCCAGCCCTGCACCACATAGGTGGTTTCATCCGTCCGCGCCGCCCGTTGTCGGGCTTCAAAGTCAGCACGCGCAATACAGCCTGCCCCCGTGGCCTGCCCTGTCTGCCTGATATACATCGGACGGTAACGGGCAATAAATGCGTCCTCTGTGCGGGCCCGCAGCGCGGTGGTGGTGGCCTCACCGAAATCATCGTCGTTTCCGGCACGCTGCCCCGCCACCTGGTAAACTGAAAACCGCTCCCGGATACTCTTCTCCGTATCACAGGAAAGGATATTTTCCCCAAGTACCAGCGCGGTATGTGCCCGCGTTGAGCCAATACCGCCAATCACCAGCCTGCCGTGCGGGTCGTCGTAAGCCAGCGCCTGCTGCTGACCGAGTATTTTGTTGATTACCTCAATCACCGTTTCACCGTGATCAGACTGAACATCAGGAATAACACCCGACGGCGCACCGCTGTTCACCACCTCAATGCCGAAAGGCGCAGCAAGCGCCTGCGCAATCTGCACCAGCGAGCGTCCGTTAAACTGTGTCGGTTCGGCTGCACAGTCAATCAGGTCAGCCGTCAGACTACGTCCGGCAATACCGGTGCTGACCGAACGGGCATCGTACCGAACGGGCGTCGCCTCCACCCAGCCGGTGATCACCAGCTCATCACCAATCAGCACTTCCACTTTTGAACCGTTTTTAATGCGCGGCTGAAGCGTGGTGATACCCTCATCTCCCGGCCACTGGCGAGTGATCTCCACACTGAAATCCCGCGCCAGCCGTTCAATACCGGCACCGATGCGCACCGATGTCCAGCCATTCCACTCCCGGCCATTTACCCGTAGCGTGACGTTATCGTTCATTGCACTGGCACCTTCAGAGGGATCACCGGCACAAAGCCGGGATGCGTAATGGCATTACGCCGGATAATGTCCGCGTCACGCGCCGCGTTATCAAACCAGGTCGCCGCCAGCACCAGCGCGGGTAAAACCTCATCCGGCGTGCGCTGAATGATCCGTGCAGACTGTTCAAGGCGCGTGTTGATATCCGCATTCAGATCTGCTTTCACCCGGCGCAGCGCAAGAAACAGCGCATCACTGGTTGTACGGGACAACTCCTTATCAATTGCCGTATTCAGTGTGTCGCGAATGTCAGTCAGTTCTTCCCACGTCGGCAGGTCAACTGTGTTTTTCACCGCCGGTGCATTGTTCAGTGCCGGATGCGTGACGGAAGGCCAGCCAGTGCTCTGCGCAGGTGTTGTTGCCTGCCCCACTGCGGCATTCTGCATCACCGCGGAAGTTGTTGGCGCAGGCAATCGGGTGACGGCATACGCCGCTTCGCTGATTGCGGTCGTACGAAGGGTGCTGGCAACCACGTTACGCTGCTGCGTAGCCGTGGCGGTGGTTTTACTGTCCGTTTTCCAGACGCCGCGCGGTTGCAGATCGCTGCCGAGGCTGACACCGGAAAGCGTTTTGATCATGGCGACCAGGTCGCTGGCGTTACCATAAAGGCGTTTCCCGGTACGCCACATTTTCTGCACCTGCTCAACGAAATTTTTGCCTGACGATGGCGGCGGCAGAAGTACCGAGATATCCCCCTGCAACAGCCTGGCGGCATCCGATACGGCAGAATCCACCACTTTCATCGCATCAGAAACATACCCAAGCATTGTGCTGGCATTACCGACGACGTCGTTCTGCACAAAATCTGCCACGCCATCGATACTGAAACTACTGAAACTGTCACTGATGCAGTCATCCAGTGCAGAACAGGATGACATCAGCGTCTGCGCCGTCGCCGCACCTGATGTGGGGTAAGAGAGTTCTCCCGCTTCGACAAACTTCAGGTCAAAGCGGACAATACGCCCTTCACTCTTCGATGTGCTGACCCGAACCTCTCCGTCAACACAGACTTTCAGCTCACCGTAAGTCGGATGGACAAGCGTGCCGGGACCGGGTTTATTCAGCGCGTCAATCAGGCGATCGCGCTGGTCAAAGCAGTCATCTCCCACCACATAAGCCGTGATGGACGGGCGGAAAGTGATTTTCCCCAGGTCTTCGGTATAGGGTTTGTCGCGGTTCGGGTATTCATGTGTTTCCACACGGCGACCGGTTCCCGCACTTTCTTCTTCAACCTTAAACGGCACACCTCGAAATGACGCATCCTGAAGCCTGTCTTTCCACGTCATATACACTCCGAAAATAAAAAAGCCACCTATTAGAAGGTGGCCTTGTAATGAATTTTATTAATTAGCGAGTCAGAAACAACGAATCTTTATACTTTTGCTGTTGTTCATTTAAATACTTAGCTGTTTCATCGCTGGCAAATGGAAATATTACCGTATTTTTAGGCATGGTAATTTCTTTTTTGTCCAGCGTCAGAGTAAACATAGGAACATACTGAGCAGAGTAACGCACCGCAGAAACGAGCTCTAGTTTAGACTCTTCAATAACACTTAAATTATCCAGGCTAACTTTCTCTTCATCTTTTTTCTTTGACGCATTTAAAGTTTTTATTACTTTATTTAATTTCTCCTGAAAATCCTCCTTAAAGTTTTCAGGATTGCCGTCGACAACAAGAATCTGTTCACCCTGATTATCTGGAAAAATAATCTTTGCACTTATCAATTTATTTTCTTTATAAACATCACCAAGTTTTATGGCTCCTCCAGATAACTGAATAATATGTTCATCTTTAAAGGAGATGTTGCCAGAGATTATGAGAGATGAAAAAATAGCCGCTGCTCCAAGAATTACACTTGCTGTGATATAGCCTTTCATTTTTCGCCTATTAACATTTTTCTAAATGTGCATTAATTCTATCACTCTATTTATGACTTACAACCAGCAAAACCTGTGAGGGGAATCCTGGCTACCAAAATCGGGTATAGCCAACATCGTGATTTATATCAATGCCACTGGAGCGTGTTTCCGTAACCCGCATACCTGATGGCATATTTATAAATGATACCTTGATCTCACCATCAACTTTTGGCGCGGTAGCTTTATTAATCATGAAAGGATTCGGGCCTGTGGCACCGGAGGCGTTGTTTGCCTGAGCCGGCTCCACCTCCGGATAAGGAGTGTATCCCCGTGGCGGTATTCCCGTCCCATAAGCATCATAAGCACCCGCGCCCCACTGCGCCGAGTTAATGGCATCGACCGTGTCACCGGAACTGTCGGTAAACCATTCAATAATCGGCTTCAGCTTATCCCACATATCCTGAAACCACTTAACAACCGGTCCCCAGTTATTGATCACCATCCCCAGCGGCGACCAGGCAAAAACCTTCTTCAGAAGTTCCCAGCCAGCCTCAAAATAAGGACTAATGGTTTCCCAGAGTTTCTTAAAATAAGGTCCGACAACATCCCAGTTAGTGATAATTAATCCCGCAGCCAGGGCAATCGCCGTCGCAATCATGCCAATCGGCGTCATCGACATGATCCTGCTGACGATACTGATGGCACTGCCCACGCCCATCAATCCCAGTTTCAGAATCGCAAGACCGGCAGCAAGCCCGACGACGCCGCGAATAACCCGGGGATTTTCATCCGCAAACTTCGTGAATTTTTCCCCTAACTCCCCCAGCCATTGCGTGATATTTTTGGCGTCACCAGAAAATGCGCCGCCAATAGCCGCAAGGCCGTTAGTTGCGGTCCCCGTCATTGCCTCCCACAGGTTGGACAGCGTACCAAGCTGTGCCTGAACACGTTTATTCAGGCTGGCCTGTTTATTCATCTTCTGCTGGATCTGATCGTAGCCATCCTTTCCTTTATCGATCAGCGCATTGACCACCTGAAGGGTTTCGGCATCATCACCAAACATTGCCTTAAGTACACCAGTTCGTTTAACGTCGGTCAGTTTTCGCAGCTTTGCCAGTTGCCTGAACATGTTATCAAGACCGCCAAAACTCCCTTTGCCATCAGTAAAATCGAGCTGTACCCCGAGTTTCTGACGGGCCATGACTTTATTGACGTCCCTGATTTTCTTAACGCTTAATCCGGACTGGATAACTTTTCGCAGGGCGTTACCTGCCGACTCCCCGTTCATCCCCATCTGATCCATCATGACGCTGATGGGGGCAAGGCTCTGTGCAGCCTGAAGACCGTCCTTGTTCACCATCTTCAGAACAGAACTGGTTTTAGTGAAGAAGGACAACATGTTGGTATCGTCAACGCCCAGATAAAACGCCTTCTGGATAGTGTCGAACAGCCCCATCATGTCTTCTGACGCCGTTCCGGTAGCATCCTGCATCTTTGCAGCAAACTCAGCAGCCGCTTCCGGTGTTTTTTTCAGTTGTACCGCAAGATAAGCTGTCGCTTTACCCACACCGCCAAGAATGTTTTCTGCCGGGATCCCCTGACGCACCAGCATCTGCATCATGTTCTGGAAATCAGCCGTTGTACCGGGTAGCTGGTTACCCAGACCAATAGCCAGTTTATTGATGTCCTGAAAGCTCTTTCCGACCTCACCGTTCGCATCCATCATGGCAACTTTCAGCCCGGTGGCGGCGTTTTCCTGATCGGCATAAGATTTCAGGGAAAGCGTCAGCCCCGCTGCCAGTCCGCCACCAAGCGCCAGCCCACCCTGTGACGCTTCTTCCGCCTGGCGTTTAAATCCCCGGATTTTCTTTTGCATTTTCGACAGCGCGGGAGAAAGCCTGTCGACACCGGTGATCAACGCCTTAAGCTCAAATTCAGCCATGTGTGCGTTTCTCCTGCTCTATCCTGTTTGCCTGACTGACCAGCAAGGGAATTTCACTGATCGGCATATTCAGCAATTCGAAGGGATTAATGCGCCAGTAACTGGCGCAGTCAAAGAAGCGATCAGTGAGGTATTCAGCCGTCAGGCCTGGAGGAAAAAACCGGCCACAAGCCACGCCGCTGCATTCAGGTCTGCCGGAGACATCTGGTCGACAGAGCTTTGCGGCACTTTCGCCAGCCGCACAATGTATTTCGACACCACATGCGCCAGAAGTCTGACTGACTCATCCTGATTCATCTGGTAGGGATACCCCAGCTCGCGGACATCCTTCCCGGTGGGCTCATCAAACTCCAGTACGGAGAGTGTCTCGCCATGAGCAGTAATCGGTTTCTTTAACTCAAGCTCTTTCATTACTGGTAATCCCCTTCTTCACCGTGGAACTCAAGATCAACCGTGCCTTCTTCGGCATTATGGTTCGCTTCGCCGTGCAGCCATGCAGACGACAGTACATAGACCTGACCGTTCGCCAGCTCGGCAGTGATTGTCATCTCATCAGACGAGGTGATTTTGCTCACAGGAAAATTCTTCGGCACCTTGAAGGTTCCTTTAACATAAGGCGCACGGTGAGTTTCCTTGCGGTCCACTGAACCGTCCAGGCCGATGATGTCATCATTGACCGTCCTGTTCATGGGCACCTCAATGCCGCCGGTCAGCGATAGCTGCTGACCGTCAATTTTGAAATAACAGGTTCCCCCGATACGGGCCATTATGCGGACTCCTCTGAATACTGAAGACGGAACTGGTTAACCACGGCAAAGACACGCAACTGGTTAACATAGTCAGGCGGGAACAGCGTGTTCAGGCGGTTCGGTTCGCTGGCATCACGCTCCACAACCAGGTACTGCTTGAACAGTTCGTAGTTTTCCACGATCCCCGCACGCTCAAGCTGACGGTAGGTTGCCAGCAGTTCCCCTTTGATCACCGCCGGGGTGACAATCGCCTGACCGGGACCAAAGCGGGTACCGTCGCTGGCAAGCTTGTGACGCCCGTACTTACTGGTAATGACGGATTTCAGTTTGCGCAGTACATACGCGCTGGTATGCAGCGTCTCGCTGTCGAGGTAGCTGTTATCCGTAACCCCGTAAGCATTTTTCCTGTACGTGGTGACATCACGCTGAATGCGCAGCACCCCGCTTTCGACATACGCCGTTGCCACGCCATGAGACAGCAGGGTCTGCTGCTCGGTCATCGTGAACCGTTTCCCCTTCGGCGCAGGCAGCATACCCACCAGCTCACCGGTCTGCGTGGGACGTGCCGGATCGTTGCGGATAAACACCGCTGCGCGGGCGGTACGGCTTGCCACCAGCTCGTCGGCAGGTGTCTGGGTTTCTTTTTCGTACCCCGCCAGGGTAATGTGCTGCTGGTTAAACTGGTCACCTGCGGTCACCAGTTCTGACAGTGTGCCGGTCTTTGCCGTATACACATGACCATACAGCTGACGCGCATAGCTCCAGCGACCGCTGGTATCGTTCATCTCGGTCACCAGCGTGTTAACGGAGGCCGTGTCGTTGAACGGCAGACCGATATAATCAAACGGCTCATCCGCCATTGCAGCCACCGCGCCGGTGAGAACCGGAGCGCCCGTTCCGGCGGTACCCGTCGCCACAGCAATCTGTACGCCCGCTGGCAGCACTTCGCCACCACCAAAGCCGTAGTAATTGAGGCTGACAGGAATTTCATTCCCGCAAAGCCCCTTATGACGCGCGGTCAGCGTGACCACGCCTGCCGAAGATGAAGCCGTAAACGGCAGGGTCGGAACGGCATTGATGGCATCCTGGATACTGCTGGCAATCATCGTGACGTTATCGCCGTTAGTCACCAGTGCCTGCACGCGGGTACGTCCCACATACACATTCACCGTGCCGGTTTCGGTTGCCGCCCCGGTCACCGTCAGCGTAACCGTTGCCGCCGCGCCTGTGGCTTCCGGAACGGCAATCACATACAGCTCGCCAAACGGGTCAGTCTGGCGATAAGCCTCGACCATACGCGCCAGCTGACTTCCCGCACCACAAATCTGGCGTGCATAGTCTGCCGACGGCATCAGCACCAGACTGTTGGCAACAATCTCTGCACCGTTATTGGCGTGACCAATCAGCAACGATGCCCCGCTGTCCTGTGCAGTATTCGCCGCCTGGTTATCCATTTCCGCATAAAACAGCGGAACCAGCGTATTCGACGGAATGGTGTTAAAGCTTATCGTCATCGGTGTTCACCTTTTTATTCACGCGCCGGATATCACCCGCTGCTTCACGGCGCAGCCAGTAGTTGTTCTCGTCAACATTTCGCCCTTCGGTGGGCAAAAGGTCACCGCGGGCAGGGTCAGGCACTGACCGCCCTTTAACAGGTTTCACAAACATGAAGATTCTCAGGAAGGAAGGGTTATTTCGGTGTGATGTTCGATATCGCCGTCAGGCTCGTTACCGGGATCGAGATAATCAACATCAATCGCCAGCGTTCGCAGTTCATCCAGACTGTTCAGCTCATCCTGCTGGCGGGTATCGTCTTCGGTCAGCTCGCTGATGACCGAAAAATCGAACTGATAAATCAGCTCATGACGATTCAGATCCAGCAGCGTGCCGCCGTCATAGGTAATCGGGTTACCGCACGCTTCCGGGTTCCAGCCCAGCAGGGCCTTAAAGAGCATCTGCCGGACATCGTCCACCACATCATACGAAGCAAACTGACCGCGCTCATCACGCCCGTTACTCAGTATGACAACCACGGAGAAGCCCTCTTTCAGCTCCTGCCAGTAGTCGGTCTGGCTTTTGTTTTCTCCCGGAGAATCATCACCCGGTACAACATATGCCGCCGGGAGTTTCAGCTTTCCGACCTCCGGCAGATTTTTGAACTGGGCCGCGCCTGCAACCCGGTTTTCAAAATACGGACAGCGGGCACGCAGTGCAGCAATAACAGGCGTCAGTTTCATCTGTGTCGTCGCTCCGGCTTCAGTGATTTACGCAATTCCCGCGCCAGAAAATAGCGTGTCCAACTGCGGTTCTTTTCAAGCGTTTCCACCATGAAGTTATTACGTGGAGCCAGTCGCCAGCCGCTGCCACCGGATGCACCACGATGATGGCTGCGACGACGCTTTGCCCCTCGCCTCACGCCATAGAACAAAAAAGCCGGATAAAAATCACCGGTGATACGGCGGTTTCCCTCTCCATTACGCTGGTTAGGGGCTATACGTGCCATAAAACCAGGGCGATGTTTACTGGCTCTGGGTACCATGTAACCAATCGAACGAGCCAGGCGTCCGGTCTGATAACCGGGGTTTTCACCCGGTGCCGACCGCGCACGGCGCATCACCAGCCGACGGGCATCACGCATATGACGCTGACCAATCGTGACAAACGCCCGCCGGACACGGGCGCGGTTAAAGCGCATCTCCGCGGGCTGCTGAAAATCAACGTGCAAAAAGGAAGTCGTCATTGTTGCCTCCGTGACTCTGCCTACATTCGCCCAGCTCCGTACACTCCAACAGCAGAAAGCGCCGCGCCCCGTTCAGATCGCGCTGACGTTTCACCCGGTACACACTGTCACCGCAGACCACCTCATAATCAGCGGTGATCCCCCGGCGGTAGCGAATGGTGATGTAATGGGTGATGGCGTCTCCGGTCTGCGCGGTTTCCTGCCAGGTGGTGGCACTGGTCTGGATAACCTTCGCCCATGCCCGGAACGCAACCGGGTATTGAGGCTCCACGCCAAAGTTATCCGCGGGCATATCCACCCGCTGGCGGATCAGGACGCGTTTATTCAGCTCGCCTGGGTCAGGCAGAATGTAGGTTGCGCTGGTCTGCGCCTGACGAATTTTCATAGTGGTATAAGGCGATAAGGAGCAACCAACCAGTTAAAGCTCATTGGCAACTCCATTTTCTCAACGTCTGTAACCGTTGAGCGGTTTTCGTAGAAATGGCTGACAAGTAGCAGGAGCGCCAGCTTCACATCATCAGATATCACAAGCCCATCAGGATCATCCGCAGGCCTGTCATCTGCGGTTGCATACAACGTACGGTTAAGGAAGTTTTCCGTCCGACTCTGAGCGGCCTTCCCAAGTAGTTCAAGCAACTCATCTTCATCAGAGAAATCATCATCCAGACGAAGCTGAAGCTTAATCTCTTCCATTTTTAACAGCATAAAACCTCCTGTGCCCACCAGAACGCGGGCACAAAAAAACCGCATTACGCGGCGTGCTGTATTACGTAAAAAGACTAATCAACCACCAACGCTACCTTTCCCCACCAGCGCTTTAATGGCAGAGGTGTCTTCCAGGATACAGTCAAAACGATGGAAGGCCAGAAAACCGGTCTGATCATATTCCGCGTAACGCTCAACCAGACGTTTAAGAATCATGTATCGCACACGACGGATAATGAAGCGATCAAAGTCACCACAGAACATGAATTTTTTACCCGCCCCGATATCATCAATTTCCTGATCAATGACATACGGTACATTCAACACTGAAGCAGGTGCCACACCAACAATATCCGGCAACCATAAAGGGCGTCCCTGACCGTCTTCCATCTCACTGATCAGTTTCAGCGTATTATCGTTAAACGCCAGGCGGAATTTCGGTCCGCGACGATATGCAGGATCAATGCTGTGTTTCAGAGCCAGAATTTCCTGCCACTTCACCGCATTTGCCGCGGCAGTCTGTGTTGTGCCGGTCACTGATGCTGCCAGCCCTTTGGGTTGTTTAGGCGTACCAGCCCCCGTCCCCTGAATCAGATAACGGGCTTCACCACGACCAATACGTTCAGCAATGCGACGGGCAAGATAAGCTTCCATATCGATCGCACTGTCCTGCAGCAACTCATTAGACACACGAATTATTTTCGATGTCATTTTGAGCGCCCCAAGGCTTCCCATACCGAAATCGGTGTCTTCTTCACCGGCTTCTTCATTTTCGCCCAGCAGAACACCAACTTCGGAAGTACCATCAGCTGTTGCCCACTCCATAGTGCGACCGTCAGAAGTGGTAAGAATCTGCGCCACACTGGCGATGCCACCGTAGGATTTCATCTTCTCAACAACTTTCGCCAGGAATGTTTCTGGTACGGTATATCCGCCCTTTTCATCCTGAGCTACGCCCTGGGCACGAAGTTCACGCAACGCCTTTCGTTCTTCTGATGTCAGCTCACTGGCACCGTGACGCATCCACTTATCAAAAACCTGAGCTCGTTTCTCATCCTGTTGTGGATTGTTTTCCGGATCAAGATTCTGACGCTGCTCTTCCTCATTGCTTTCAATGTACGCCTGATCCTGACGACGTAGTTCTTCTTCGCGTGCAATTCGTTCATCAAGAGCTTCCAGTTCGGATTTTGCTTTGTTCCACTCAGTGCGCTGCTCTTCCGTCCATGCGTTATCACCAATTTTTTCATTCAGGGCGCGCATGTCAGTTGCGATAGTATTACGTTTCTGTTTCAGTTCATGCAGTTTCATGATGTTTCCTTTACGCGTTAAGAAGGGTCAGGACGCGTTCACGCGCCATACGTTGATTAATGGCTTTCTGTAGCGCGCCGCTGTTGCGCGCCTCCTGCCATGCTTTCATGGAGCGAACAGCCGAGTCAGCCTCCTGATAGGCAGGATATGTCACAGGACTTACATCCAGCAGACGGGAAAAGCGGGTTATCTCGCGAATAACAACCCCGTCCTCATCCTGATACCACTCCTCGCCGTCACGGGCGACACGGAAAGCAAAAGATGACTGGTTAATATCTCCACGTTGCATCGGGGCCAGCACCAGATCACGAATGGTCTGTGTCTCCGGAGCCTGGATGTCATAGCGCAATCCGCGCTCATCAACTGAAAGATTCAGCGTGCCTGCTGCACTACGCCCAAGAATAAAATTAGGATCGTGGTTAAACAGTGCGCGTACATCATCACCAAGCACATCGTCAAAAGCGCCGGGCCGGATGATTTCGCGGAATGAACCAAATATCAGCTCAGAACGACAGTCAAACACCGATCCATAACCGATAATGTGCGCAGGGTTATCGTCATGCCGCTCAGCACGCACCTCACCGCTGTAACAACGGATTTCACGGTCATTCATTGGTTTTTCCCTCATCATTTTTTGGGGGCTTAAAATCTCCTGCCGGGTTAGCAGCATTCACGCTTACCAGCATCTCATCCAGCCCTTCAACCGGATTCATATCCTCGAATGCGCGGGCCTCATTACGGCTCATCCATCCATCGGTAATAGCGAAGTGATAGAATTGCGCGCGCTCCTGCGGAGTTCCGCGTAAAAGCCCCGTCAGATTGAACCTGACGTAATACCCGGCGGCTAACTCAGCGCGGGTAAACAAGCGACGGTTAAGCTCCTGCTCCCAGTTCGTCACCCACGGCATCATCGTGTAGCGGACAAACTGAATCGCCTGCGCAGAAATATTGGAGAAGGTGGCTTTTTCGAGGTCATTAATCATGTGCGCAGGAATATTGAAAATACCGGCAATCATTGAACGGTTCAGTTTCATCATGTCAATGATCTGAGCGTCAACTGGCGACACAGTCAGTGCCTTGTAATCCAGATCGGCTGGCAGCAGCATGGTTTTGTTTTCCTGGCTGCGTAACGCCTGCGATGCCTTCTGCCACTGATCTTTAAGCCAGCCCCAACTGTCCTTATTGAGTCCGCTTTTAACGGATACTATCCCCGCCGGACGGGCATTACCGCTGAAGAAGCTTTCTGTGTATTTCTGACCGCTCATCCCCATGCCTATTGTTTCGGCATGTTGCATAATCGGACTCAGCCCCATCTTCTGATTATTACCCAGCGCACGGATGTGGATCATATCGTCGGGGCTGATCGCAAACGCCCCATATTCGTTGTACAAACCGTAGGTGTATCGGCCACCAGTATTCATCAGCGTCGTTTCCCACGGCATACAGCAATCCAGGGATATGACTTCACCGCGACGATTACGTTTCACCCAGGTATACCCATTCCCCCAGCCAAGGATGTGACGTTGCTTCAGTTCGCGCCATTTGTAACTGGTTTGCCAGGTATTGGGCTCATCATGAACCAGATAAAACGCCGGATGATCGCGTGCGGGCTCAACCTTCCCATTGTGCCTGCGCATAACATGCAACGGCATCTGGGCAAGGCTGGAAGACAGGACATAGATACAGGAATACACCGCAGCCAGTTTCATCGCAGTTTCAGGACTGACATAAACGTCTGCCCGGAACAGCCCATCAGTATCAACGGCATCCCCGGTTATCGGGGTGGAAGGATTCTCCAGTGATTTACTTCTGAACAGAGCATCAAGCAGCACGCGTCCCCCTTCTGGCCATAGCCAGTGCGCCCACCAGCAGTAAACCGCCGGACAGCATCAGAGCCGGAGCCATACCAAACTGCAGGTAAAACCCGCACGTAAGCAGGCCAAAACCAGCCAGCCCGATAACATCAGCAATTAGTGATTTCATAGAATTAAGAGAGCATCGTCCGGATCAAGAGATGAGAGGAAATCGTCGGGTTCTTTGAGCATTGCCCGACCGATCGCCATAATCAGTGCAACCGCACCATCGATTTTGTTTTCCGCCTGCTCCTTGACAGGCTTCACCACATCATCGTTACCCGGAATGGTTTTGCCGACCACGTTGCCGATACACCAGGTCATGATGGGATTGCCGTCATGATGAAAGCGCCCCGATTCAATCGCCGCTTCCAGCTCTTTCATCGGATCGGACATGTTGGTGTAGTTCTGAATGATGGTGATGGGGTTCAGGTCTTCATCAGCAAGGTCATGCGACAGCCCGGTCGCCCCGAAGGGGTCGATGGGTGACTCACTGACCGGGCTGATTTTGTTCGCCGCTTTGGCCTCCTCGAGGATGTAGCGATAATCCACCTCCGCACCAGCGGTAACAGTCAGAACGCCCATTTCCACCCATTTCTGAAAGCGTTCGGCTGTCCGGCGATCTTCATTTTTCTCGACGCTGTACACCGTGTCATACGGTACCCAGAAACGCGGGGCCACACTGTAGTAATGCGTTTTACCGTCAATCTCGCGGGTATAAAGTCGCGCCATGCTGTTCATATCCAGCTTACGCGCCAGGTCAAAGGCCAGAATGCACGGCTGCCCCTCGAACTGCTCAAGGGTCAGTGATTTATCCTCGCAGCTCTGCCAGCTCACCAGGTTGAAATACGCCGAACGCGCCGACACCCAGATATTGAGGTGTTTTGTTTTAAAGACGTTTGCCAGACGGGCGTTATTTTTCGCACGCTGCTGCTGACTTAACAAAAATTCGCGATAAACCGACACGCCAATATTTGGATTGGCTTTTTCCAGCACCTGCGGGTCGGTCCAGTCGTCACCTTCATCAATGGTATAGATGATCCCGAACAGTTCATCGTTGGGTACCGAACCGTTGAGCATCTCGATAACTTCCCGCCGCTTGTCGTAGCACGGCCCCTCAATGTTGTACCCGGCGGTGGTGATGGCCCACATCAGTGGCTGACGTCGCGCCCCCATCCCGGTAAGCATCGTGGTATAAAGCGCATCGGTGGCGTGCTCGTGATATTCATCCACCACCGCACAGTGGGGTGATGAACCATCACCAGGGTTACCGATCAGCGGTTCAAACCGCGCACCATCCTCCGGACGGTTCATGTTTGAGGCGTTAACCTCAATCCCGAACGCTTCCGTCAGCATGGGTGTGCGTTTACACATCAGTCGTGCCGGACGAAAGACTTCCCATGCCTGTTTCTCCGTCGTGGCACCGGAATACACTTCCGCGCCGAACTCGTTATCACAGGCAAAACAATACAGGGCAACACCGGCAGAGATTGCCGATTTGCCGTTCTTACGGGGGATTTCGGTATACACCTCCCGGAAGCGGCGCAGCCGGGAGCCTTTATTGACCCAGCCAAACGCGCAGCAGATCACAAAGAGCTGCCACGGCTCCAGCGTGATGGGCATCCGTTTGAATGCCCACTCACCCTTGGTGTGCGGCAACAGCTGAATAAATTTCGCGGCCCGTTCAGCCAAGTCCTTGTCGAAGCGGTAACGAAACGACTTACTTTTTTCCGCCATCAGGTCATCAAGATGGCGCTGGCAGGCCTGAATCACAAACTGGCAGGCCACAATCTTTCCGCGCACGACATCACGGGCATACTGATTGGCTGCATTTACGTTGGGGTAAGATTTCCGGCTCATGATTCGATAATTTTCAGAAACGGGTTAGTGGCTTTCTTCTGCCCCGCCAGGCCAATCAGACGCTGGCGGCTGCTGGGGTCGAGTCCGAGCATTGCCCCCGTGCTGCTCATCTCGGACTCCTGTTCTTTCTTGGCGGTCAGCTCCGGATTTTTGACCATACCGCCCATTGCACCGGTGATGGTGTTGCCCTGGCTGGCAATATTTTTCACGGCACGTCGCCAGAACTCATAGGCAACGCACCACCGCTCAAGCACCGCGAGGTCAGTCACGCACAGCAGGCCCTGACCGCAGAGTTCTTTGGTTGTCAGTAGCCACATGATCGTGGCGAGAGGGAGATTTTCTTCTGCGAACCACTCCGGTGGCTCAACGCCTTTGATGGGCGTAAAAACAGGTTCATCTTTGTTCAGGGCTCGCTTGCCGGGGTTTCCGGCCAGCGCCTTGCGCGCCGTTGGCTTGGGGCGACGCCCGGAACGCCCCGCCGTTCCAGCCATATGCGGCACTCCTGGTTAAATTTCATTTTTCGCGGGTATAAAAAAACGATGGGGCGGGCAGTCCGGAAGACGTCAGGTCACAGGGATTTGACCCGCCCCTCCCCTCAGACAGTTGAGAATTATTATCACTTTAGCCGTTCACGGGCCGTCTTCGCCTTGTGGCACGGCCAGCACAGACTCTGCAGATTACTGTCGGCATCAGTGCCGCCATGTGCTTTAGGGATGATGTGGTCAACGGTTTTCGCCTCACGCACCACACCAGCACGCAGACATAACTGACACAGGCCTTTGTCACGCTTCAATATGCGCGCGCGGATACTGTCCCACTTCGAACCGTAGCCGCGCTGATGACGGGATTGTCCAGGTTTGTATTGCTTCCAGCCTTCGCTTTTGTGGCTTTCGCAATAGCCTGACGGGTCAGTGGTGGTATGGCGGCAGCCGCGAACACGGCAGGCTTTTGGGGTTCGTTGCGGAATGTTATTCCTCCTGTGTAATTACTGATTTCATTAATGTAATATATTGTATTGTAAGAAAAATTTGTTTTTTTACAGTGATATATTTTTATAGAAGACTATTCGCTCAAGGTGCATTAAGATTAATCTCACCCCCACGAAGAACGTTAAGGATAAGAAGATGATAAAAATGATTAACTGTACTGCTTCCAATTGTGGCGTTGGATACGTTTTTGGCAAAGGCGTTGATGCTGAGCTAATCAATAGTCACGCAAGAGCATGTAAAATCGGCTTTGTGCAAGCAGGGAATGAAAAAGAATGGTCAATACTGTTGGAAAAGTTGCTAACCAAAAAAGCTGATTTTGAGTCTTTACTGACTGTATGTGAAACTGTTAATTCAGAAGATAAAAAAAACGTCATATCCAAGTCCAATTTATTTGAATATTTATCTCATTTTGCAAATGCTACAACTGTTTATACCTTTCTCGAGGGGTTAGTGAACTCTCTTTTAGCCAAATAATCACCATTTAGAATACAACTGGGTTTAAAAATAATTATAATTAAAAAGCTATACACCTACTTAAAAGAGTCATTATATTTGTGTATAGCTCGTTTTTCTTCATGCCTTCTAATATGAGACTTATCTAAATTACAACTCCCTAACGCGGACAACAGTTTTACATTCAAATCCAAACTTTCACCATACGTCAGCGGATTGGGTATAAAAGGTACTGGAGTATCAGAAGTCAGGCTGGTTGGCAGTAGTACCGCCGGTGTATTCACGTAAACTGTCCGCGTACTTCCGCAACCGGTCAGCAGCGGTAGCAGGCACAGGACGTGAAGCGCAATCATCATTCGCAATAGCCACTTTGATATCTTCCTGGGTTCTCTGTGACTCCAGTGCGATCTGCTGTTTTGCATGTTGATTCGCCTCCTGAATGATGTTCGTTATTGCCATAGTACGCAGAACATTCTCGGTGATAGCCTCAGTAGAATCAGCTCGCTGTTCCGCAGCGTCAGCACGCTTCTGCTCCTCCAGAAACTTTCCATAATAGTGATTCGCTGACCAGACAAGACCACCAGCAACACAAGCAATAAACGTTAAAATGAGCGCCAAATAACTTATCTTCATACCAGCAGCACCGCCCGCGCCCTGTTGTATCGGACCTTACGATCCTCAATACCGTTCAGACCGCCGTTAATAATGCGCGTAACACGGTTAATATCGGCACCGTAGATCATGCAGCCTTTAGAGGTGTAGAACCATGCAGCTGAGCGCGCCGCCTGTAGTTCCTGTTCCAGTTGTTCAGGTGAAGTCACCAGATCTAACTTCAGCGCCGCGCCACAGATGCGATAATTATGGAGGCCTGTGATTTGAATTAATCCTCTACCACGATATTTCCAGCCATCACCTGGTGCTTTGTTACCCAGTCGGTTGCTATACACCAGATTGGCAATAGCATCCTGACGAGCTGCATGTCCGGATGTTCTGCCAAGGGCATCAGCCTGCTGCTGTGTGATCCTCTTTCCGAACGTCGCCACCAGCGCAGATGGTGTGTAGTTAAAATTTTCAACTACGGCGCTAAACCCCATCGACTCATGGCCTATCTGAGCGATAAACATTGCCTGATCCGCTGGTGCTGTAATGCCGAATTCCTTCATCGCCGCATCAATATGCGGAAACCAGCGCGCAGCCAGTTCGGCGCTAATACCAGCCGCCTTTTGAAATAATTGTTGGTTCATTAGTGCCTCAGATGATCAACCAGACGTGCAACGTTGCCTCTGACGGCCACCAGCACGGAAAGAAAAATAGTGTTCGCCACGATAATGGGCCATGAGGAATGGGGATAAATCCCACAGAGATAGGCCAACGGAACAGCACTGTATGTAACAGTAATCAGCCAGGCTAAACGTGAAACCCAAGGACGATGCCGCGAATCACCACGACGATAAAACATCAGAGTAATAACAACACAAGCACATAACAGCGCATTTATAGTTGCTGTCGGGTCATTTAGCTCCACCTGAACCTCCCCGGCGCGTTATGAGCGCCACCAGCGAGCCGATATCCTGATTATTCAGGAACGTCAGGATTTTAACGGCTAAAGCAGAGACGATTACGGCACCAATAGCATCCAGAGGTTTATCACTGTATCCGGTCAAGTTCGCCAGCTTGGAGCCAACCAACCCAGAGCAAAGGATCCCGGCAATATATGACACGATAAAATATGCCAGTCGGCGCGATGCACTCAGATCTGCTGCTGTTGCTATGTAGAATACAGTCCCTGCAAATGCGCCAAATACAACGCCGTAATCAGTTCCGGTCAGCAGTCCATAAACACTGGCACCCGTCAGGGCACCACCAGCCAGCCCAGTACCGGAAATTGGATCGGACATTTAGCCCCCTCTTAATTGCTGTGAGTCCTCTCAGGTATGAGGGGAAATAGGCTCAGGCTTCACGGGCTGGATATATCAACAAAGCACGTAACGGATGATTCCCGTGATCCTGAAATAAAAAAGCCCCGCTATTACGGGGCAGTTAATAGAATTATAAAGTTTAAAAGTTTAAAGGAACCATAAAGCTACCAGGCTCTGCACCAGCTTCTTTATTTATTTCTTTACGGATTACCTCATTAACCTGAAAAGCCTCATTGTAAACTTTTTCTAAGTTAATTGACGCCTTCATATTATAGTATGTTTTTTCCTCACAAACATATAACCTTATCGGATATGGCCTAGGGTTGATTGCCTTCCAGTGGGAGATCACAAAATTATAAACTGCAATACCATGACCTTTCATCTTCCCTGCTGTAACATCAATGTTTAGCTGATCTAAATACTCATCGAAGTGTTGCAAGGTGTTTCTCACCCTCACGGAATTAATTTCCTTAATTTCAATATCTTTTATTTTTTGTTGAAGGTAATTACTTCGCTCAATATGCAATCTGAATTGTTCAGGGGATTCTTCCCTAGTCTTATTTTTAGGAACTGCGATTAGTTTCTTGACGTTAGCCGCATCTGAAAGAATGCTATTTATTAATATATGAATATTGTAATCAATTTTAAAGTAGTAACCAGCATCAGGAAGTGGTGTCTCATGAAAGAGCTCTTCACAGCGTGTTTTTATCGAATGAGTTAACAACCATAATTCGTGCAAATAAATAAAATTAAGTTTCATTTGCTCAAAGGTTTTTGACATAGCGAACTCTCCTTTTCAATAGTCCGCTTTTATAGCATTTACATAAGGGGCCTGTGAATTACTATTCTGTTGCTTACCACACTCTCGCAGTGGCCGCGCTCATGCCTTTGAGACCGTAGTCAGGGGTATCTCATGAATCCCTCACCTCTAACCGGAGAACGATTGGCGATCGTTCTGGAGTACCGGCACACCTCTTCTTTATTAACCCTAACCAGTGTGTGTTGCAGTTCGTACCTGCATCTGGCTCTCATGGAGACTCGGGACCGCATCACGACTGCGGATTTGCCTATCGGCTGCGGTCTATCCGTTTACTGGTGCATTTTCTTACCCTCCAGAAAAGCAAAAACCCCGCCGAAGCGAGGTTTGTTATGATTTCGTTAACGGCAGACATACAAAGCCCATCGTTAGGAAAATCCTAACCAGATTTTTTGAAAAATGCAAGAATCATGTCGCTATCTTCGGCGAAAATCATTTATCTCGTCACTTTTCTTAATTGCGCCTCAGCATATGCTTCTTCCTGCCAGCACTTTGTCACCAGTTTATCAATGACATCTGCATATCCTTTGTACCACTGATAATCCGTCAGGTCTGGTACCAGCTTCTGGACATGATGCCGCGCCAGTGTGGTTGGTAAACGGCTAAACCGGTTTCCATTGCAACGCCCACAAATCTTATAAACAGGCATGCCATGAAGCCGGGTTCTTTTTTCATCCAGTACAATACCTTTCCCCTTACACCCTCTACACGCTGTGCTGACTTCTCCCTTACCATGACAATGCTGACATAGTTCCTTCACCCACTCTTCCTTGATAACAGATTCCCCGCTTCTGGAGTGTTTCACCACTTCGCGCAATACATTATGAAATCCAGTACCAGCACAATGCTCACAGCGAGCCTTACTTGCCGCAGACCTGGAATAATCAGCAAAGGCAAAATTCACAAGGTAAGGGATGATCTGTAACCGGGTTTCTTCACTCAATTTATTCAATGTCGGATTATCCAGTGCCATCGCGTAATTGAGCAGACCTTCAATCGCAAACTGAGGATCCTGAACACCAACTTTTGCCAGGAATAAGGCAAATCCAAGCGGTGCTTTCGACTGCACCATCCCCTGCGCAGCCATCACATCCGTAATCGTTAAACCACCCGAGCCTGTCGCCGGTGCGTCATCGCTCAGTTTTGGAGATTTTGGGGAGTAATATTTTGGTAAGGCTTCAAGGTTCATGCTCGTTCTCCACTTACGCCAGTACGCCTATTGCCAGCGCACGATCGATAAAACGAAATATCAGCTCCAGCTGGGAGCCATACTTCTCTTCAAATGCCACGGTATCCGCATGCAGCTCGTCGTGATGCTTTCTGCACAAAGGCAACACAAAGAGGTCATGCGCTTTTGTACCCATTCCCCCCTGACCGTGGCCTATCAGGTGGTGGGGATCATCAGCAGGCTTTCCACAACATGCGCACGGCTGTGTCTTAACCCAGCGCGTGTACTTTTCATTAACCCAGCGGCGACGTTTTGGGCGTAACATAAAAGACTCCGGCGACTCCGGATCCACTTTCAGCGCCAGCACCTTTTTCGCCTTATCCTGGATGATGCTGGTGGCAGGAACCGAAGGCACAAGGTCACTTTCCCGGGTGACAGACGGCACAACAGGATTCGGTAATCTCAGTGCCTTACGGGCTGCACTTTCCGGTAAGGCATCCGCCAGATCATTACGAACCAGCCACCAGCACAGTTCCGGCATTGTCACAACGTGACTGTCATCAAAACCGAGATCCCGACGCACAACAGACAACACCCAGCGGGCACAGTTATCCGTTGCCATTGATTCCAGCCGTTCCGTGAACTGATCGCGCAGCTGGTTATCGCAGTGCCAGCACAGACGGATTGCGCCCGGAGCGTGTCGCATTGTTGTCATGTTCTCGCTGTGCCAGTCGGAATGAGGCCACTGGCAGCCTTTTTCACGAAGTAACCAGCTTTCAAGACATTCCACGCCACCAGCACGACGGATCACTGCCTCATTGCGGAACACGGCCCGAACAGCAGGATCATCCGCCAGCGGTTGTGATGCCGCCGGAACGGCACCACTGGCAAAAGATGAATAACGTTCTGGCTCAGGCTCCAGCAGGACACGCCCCTGCATAAACAGGGGCATCAGCTCTGAACCGGGTCTGAACAATACGATCCCCATACGCGGGGCAATTTCAGGGGTCAGTAATGCTCTCACGGTCACCTCAATGAACGGTATCGAGCAGCTTTAACAGCTCAGGGAATCGGGATTCGAAGAAATGCGGCTGCGTCTCGCGCGGATTTGCGGGACTGGTGATGTTCTTGCCGAACATGCAGCCTTTCGCTGTCAGCGACCAGAATTTTTTGATGTTGTTAATCGAGGTACGGCTGTATCGTTCGCGCTGCTCGACGATCCCCAGCTTCACCATCTGGTGATATGCCTGATTAGCTGTCAGGCGGATACCATACTGCTTCAGCAGTGCACTCAGTGACAGCGTGGGGCGGCTTGAGCCATCAGGCGCGTCAGCAGGAGCATCAATGGCATAGCGCGGTGCCAGATTCGGTAAGCCAACAGCCTCCTGGAGTTTCTGACAAGCCCCAAGCACAGATGAGTTAGACAGGTTTAATTCCCGACGCATAAAGTCCAGCAGAATCACACCAGCCTGCATCTTGTCAGCAGCCTGCCCGGATAATTTTTCCGGTGCGCTGGTTACCATATCGAAAGTACGGATCACCTTCAGATGGAATGACGGGCTGATCCACATTGCATAGGCATACACCAGTTCCTTGCAGACATACGTTCCCCGTTCATTTCCCCCATGAATCACACTCACCGGGTCAACACCCAAATTCTGGGTGTTGGTCAATTCATGAACAAGCTCAACAGTTTGTTGGCTGGAAAGAAACTTTCCTGGCTCCTTGGTTCTGGCATTTGCACCAGATGCTACTGCTGCGCGATGCAGATCGTTCAGGCTGTAACGCCCATAAGCATCACGACGAACTTCAATACCATCAATGACCATCAGATTATTCATACTTCGTTTCTCCTCTTAATCAGGCGGCTGCACCCGCCGGTTTCTCATACTTACTGATAGTGATCTCGACCTTCCCTTTCGGGATAACCGGTCCCCACTCCACCAGCATTCTTTTCACCTGTCTGTCGTCTTCCCACACACCCGCGTGGGTCAGGGCGTCAAACAGCGCCTTGTTATAGTTGTCCAGATCGCGGATCCGGTTATCCGGAGGAAACAACACGATCTCCACTGAAGCAGGTGCCGACGTTGGTTTCGGCAGACGACGTAACTGCTCAATGATGGCGGCACACGCCGCGCTCTGAAATTTTCGCCCCGCCTCGCTTATCAGGCTCTTACCAGCAAATGCCCCTTTGTTGGGGTGTCGCCAGTACGTGTTCACGCTGGGCGGAAAAGGCAGTATTAGCTTCATGCCACCATCTCCCTGACCAGTTTTTCCGCCTGCTGGCGAACCTGCGCCAGAAATGCCTCACCACATGCCTCAAGTTCATCGCGCCCGATGTAGCTGATTGCCGGTCCCTTCCAGATCTTGTCGAAAACAGCAATAGCACCAGCGAAGAAAGCACCTGTTGGCACCTGCTTTTCGTCTTTCGGGATAAACCAGGCAGGCAGTTCAAAACCAATACGCCCGCGAATAAAAGCAATATGATCTGCATCTTCCGGCCACCACACTTCGCTGGTGGCAGCTTTGATCAGGAAAACATAGCGCCCGCCTTTATCACGCATGGCACTGGCATGCTTCATGATGTAACGCATGCCGGTGATGTATTGCCCCTCATGCTGACTGGCGCGGCTGTACGGGGGATTGCCAAAGGCAGCACCTTTAAGCTCCGCAAGACGTTCTGACCAGTCATGCGCCAGCGCGTTGTCTTCCGCCGTGTAATACGCGGCACATTTGGCGTTATCACCGTCAGTGAACAGATCCAGAACAAACGAACCAAACAAGGTGTTAATTCCCCAGAAAATGTTGTCCGGCGTGCGCCACTGATCGCCCACTTCCTTCAGTTCATGGGCTGGTTTGTTCCGCAGTTCTACCAGCGCCTGGCAATATTTATTACTCATTAAGCCCCCACGTAAAAAGCATCCGCAATGTCTCCGGAAGTACAGCCCGGATGGGCTTCAATGAATTTCTGAACGTCATTTAACAGACTCATGATCACCCCCTGAATCCTGCCGGGATCTGGCTGTAGTCCACGTTGTCGTAACTGGCTTTGAAGTACGGGTCTTCACGTTTTTCTGTGTACGTACTTACGGACGGCGATAAGCGCAGGGAAAGCTCATCCCATTTTTCCCGCAGCTTCGACGGGCTGAGCACGTTACGGCACCAGAACGGATCGCGGCTGACGCGGCTGTACATCTCGCAGATTTGTTTGTGAGTACGACCATCCTGCACACACATCAGGCGAATTTCGTTTGCCCAGGCTGTCCAGTTCGGTTCTTTGGGACGAACCACCTCGCCGTCACATTCGGCAGCCTGCTCGTACAGGGCGATGATTTTTTTCCAGAGCCACTGTGCGCAGGTCAAATCATCCTGCGTCCCCCACTGGCGCTTTTTAGGGCTGAATACAACCGCATCAGGATGGCGAGTTAAAAAATCCTGTTCAGCCGTCTGCGTGTCCGGTTGCGAAGCGTCCGGACGAGAAGGTTTTTTATCTGACGGATCATGTTTTGATTTTACTGACGGATCCCCGCCAGATTCTGACGGGTGAAAACCCGCTTTTTTGCCAGATTTCGACGCATCAAATTTTGACGGGTCAGATTTTGACGGGTCAGAATCTGACAGTTGAGAAAATGCCGCTGCCTGAAGCTTCGCAACGTTAAGCTGATAAACATTCGACGCATTGCGGTTACCCTGGCGACGCGCCTTACGCGTTAACCAGCCTTCTGCTTCCAGCCGTGCGATAGCCGTTCTGACGGTACTCATCCCCGCGCCAATCTGGCGGGCAATGGTTTCAATTGATGGCCAGCACACACCTTCGTCATTACTGAAATCAGCCAGGCGGGCCATAATTGCCACGCTGGATAACTTCATGCCTGACGCAGCGCAACCATCCCATACATAGCCGGTTAATTTGGTGCTCACTTACGCACCTCCTTATGCTTTTCGTTCAGTTCCGAGTCCACCAGCCCGGCAACGAATACACCATCGTTGATGTAGTCGTAGAGCGATGAAGCCAGCGGAGACTGAACTGAAACCAGCATCGGATAAAGTTGTTCTAACCAAACGCGGTGAATTTCAGCCATGTAGAGGTAAACAACGTGGGCATTGTGCGCGACACATGAAGTATCAACCTTTCCGATCAGCGCCTGTTCCATCTGGTTAAAGGCCGTTATGTACGCTTCTTTGAAACGTGCAGCGCGCTTGCCTGTGAAGCCCATAGCCAGAAACGCGAAACCATCACGGGTAATTTGGTAGCAAGGGAGCTTGCGTGTACCGCCGTTTGGCTGATTGACTGAAATTGATGTCTCCGCAAAATTTCGGGCACGAAACTCAGGTGAGCACTCAAGCGTACGGATCTTTTTCAGAACATCGTCATGACGCTTGGCGAAGTAGTCAGCAATAGCTAGGGAAGAAGTAACGGCCAGGCCGTTGATAACCGTAATTTCAGGTTGTGCGAGGGTTGGGATAGTAGTCATCACGACAGCCCCTGTGGAATGATTTGGACAATCACCACCACAGACGCCAATCTGACTGGTGGTGAACCGAACAGGGTTGGCGTAACCGGCTTCCACAGATACCGGCGCATCTTTCGATGCCCCTGCCCGGCCCACCATAATCTGGATGTAGCCTTGCATTGCACACAAAAAAACCGCTTTAGCGCGGTTGTGCGCTGTGGAAAATTCCGGGACGCCAATCCCGGCAACGGATTTTGCCGCTGCTAGAACAATATAACGCCCAGAATTATCAGAATCAATCATTACTGGTTTGCTCATGATCGTCCCTTATCTCCCTGAACTTTTGCCTGAAATGCTCAAGCGGGCTGAAGCACTCATGCTCATAGCCTTCGCGGAGGTAGATAACCCGTTGTGTTTCCGGCTCCCAACGAATGACTCTGACGAGCACTCCGTAGTGATCTTTGAACCAGCGGTTAACTTGTCGCAAAGGACTGTCTCCTTCTGCCGGTTGAAATCACCCACAGCCCACTCTGCAAAGCTGTGGGTTACAATTTCCCTGTCACCTGGTACATTCACTGCATAGCAATACTCCACCTTCGCTTTTCCACCCGGTACAGGAAGCGCAATCAGTTGCGAGCGACGGTAGTGTGTTGTTAAACTGTTCATGCGTTAGTTTCTCCACAACCAGAAGCAATCGACGCCACGACGCCCGGAGCTGCACACTCGCGGGCGTTACTCTTTTCCGGCGCACAAAAAACACGAAATAACAGTGTTAAATGCTCCTGCCACTTCGCCATTACTTGGTAGCTGTTCTCTTCGATTTGCTCACGCTCAGCTTGGTCAATAACTCCATCAGCAGTTGCCTTGCGTAAGTACTGGGAATGCTTGCCAATCCATTCTATTGACTCCATCAGCCGCTGATTAATGTCACCATTGTCAATGTCATCAATGACCACCAGCGGCACAAACACCCCATTACTACGACGGGCTATTGCATCTGTTACATGCCTGGTACCACTGGCATCCTGTAAAACCATGGCCCACTCAAGTGGAAAAATTTGATCCCCACCGCTACGCAGTCTGTTATGCAATTGATCTTTTGCTGGGGTGATATCATCAGATTTATACAAACCAAGAATTTCTGCTGCTTCCTCATAGCCATGAGGTAAATCAGCAATCGTTCTTCGTATTGCTGCCACCAGCCATGCTGGTTGTTTATCAACTTTCCATTCAGGTTCTTTACCCACGGTTAATTCCTCATTTCTGTGGTGTTTTTATGCCGCAGCACTGTTAGTCTTTTGATATAAAGACACGTCAACTTTCAGTTTCCCGTTAGTAATTTTTTCTAACTGGTACGCTCGGCCTTCAGGAATAATCTCAGGCCACTCTGAAACAGACGGATGCTTAATACCTAGGGCTTCGGCGGTTTTACAAACTCCGCCGAAATAATTAATCACGTCGGATTTCCGCATTTCTGTCTCCCGTTAAATTACGTTAAGCAGAAATGTAGGATATCCAACATGCCAATGTCAAGAATCCTACATGGTCATGTGGTAGGATTGCCTACATGATGAACATGAGTGAGCGTATTCGCCAAAGGCGAAAAGAACTGAACCTGACACAACAAGCACTGGCTGATTTGACTGGTGTGAACCGTGTCACGGTTACTGGATGGGAAAAGGACGACTACCAACCAAATGGAGCCAACCTTCAAGCCCTAGCCAACGCACTTAAATGCGATCCTCTGTGGCTTGTTAGCGGAAAAGGCTCGCCTGAACCAAAGATAAATCTAAAACCTGAAATATTCGCAGTTAAAAAAGTCCCCCTCATCTCGTGGGTTCAGGCGGGTTCATGGACAATGACGGAGCCTGGTGTCAGGAAAGAAGATGCTGAAGAGTGGGTTTATACTACCGCCCTTGTATCAGAAATGGCATTTGCACTACGGGTTCGTGGTGATTCAATGACCAATCCCCTCGGCTCACCATCGATACCAGAAGGTTCTATCGTTATCGTAGAGCCAGATATTATTGATACAGAGTGTATTAACGGAAAAATCGTTGTTGCCCATATCAATGGTGGGCAAGAAGCGACACTCAAAAAATTTGTTGAGGACTGGCCGAACAGGTATCTCGTCCCACTAAATCCTAACTATAAAACTATTGAATGCGGTGAGAACTGCAGAATAGTTGGTCTTGTCAAACAAGTAATAATGGATTTTTGACACATCTTCCTCACTATCGCAAAACCGGGGTATCCCCGGTTTTTTTATGAGCCTATCTTTTTATGTAGGATAACCAACATAAACTCTTGACACTCACATGTTGGATATCCTACATTTGTTTTTAGAGTTGTGGTGAATGCGCAGGCTGATGCGCGAAAGACATTGCAGCTATTGCGGAAAAGAGCTGTTCGGCGGGGCCATTAAACGCCCGTATCTGGAGGTTAAAGAACAAAATGAAAGTCCAGATTTTAAACAATAGTGGTGAAGTCGTTTGGTCATACGACATAGCCGCTCCTGTAGATCAGAGCGGCGATAGCTGGACCAATGGGAAACATCAGATTATGGCTGGAGTTGTGTTCTCTTTACGCCGTGCTTTAGAACAGGCTGAAGTCTTTCCATCAGACCCTGAATGGAAATGGCCTTTTTCTATTTGTCCAAATTCGGAGAGTACATTTCAGAAAATTGGTCAGAAAGTCGCACTCGAAGAGCATCAGCCAACTGTTTCCTGATTTTTTCAGGTAACTCGTCGGCATCGCAGAAACAACAACGCTCGATCATGTTGAAAGCCGATTCGTAGAACTGTTTCTGCTGAGTGTCGCTGAGACAGGAAAAGAGCGACGTTACGATGATTTTATTAATTGCATTATCAAGTTCTTTTTCATCAAAAGTCATTTGATTTTCCTTTTATGTATACGGGCTTAAAAGGATACCACCGAGCCTGAAGTGGTGAAAAGACAGGCACATAACAGCTAAGTATTTTTCAACCAAAGAGAATCCTTAGCGTTGTGGTGAATGCGGCTCAGCGCACGCGGGTTAAGGTTGAGGCTGACAGTCGACCTTCTGTGGATACCCACCCGTCTGGTGTGCAACCTTCGCCAGGCACCGGGAGGCACCCGGCACCACAACTTTATGCTGTGTGTAGTCCTGGCGGTACCAGTTTGTACCATTGCTTCCGGCTGGTACCGTCCTTTTTACAAAACAGAGAAGAGCATCACCGGACGACGGGCTCATAACCCAATCCATCCGGGCGGCTGCCACCGCAGGTGTTCTTCTCTGTTTTGTGGAGAAACCAACCGACCTTGCAGGGTCGATATGATGAGGAGCAGCAAAATGGCTAGCGAACGCAGTACTGATGTGCAGGCATTTATCGGGGAGCTGGACGGCGGCGTATTTGAAACCAAAATCGGCGCTGTTCTCAGTGAAGTCGCTTCCGGTGTGATGAACACGAAAACCAAAGGTAAGGTCTCGCTCAACCTGGAAATCGAACCGTTTGATGAGAACCGTGTGAAAATCAAACACAAACTCTCATATGTTCGCCCGACTAACCGCGGGAAAATTTCTGAAGAAGACACCACCGAAACGCCGATGTATGTCAATCGCGGTGGTCGCCTGACTATTCTGCAGGAAGACCAGGGACAATTACTGACTCTTGCCGGTGAACCTGACGGAAAACTCCGCGCAGCAGGTCATTAATATCGTTCTTAATTAACTGATTATTTATCTCATCACTGAATATCTTTATATAGTGAGGACTTATTATGTCTCAGAACTTAGACGCAACCGCAATTAATCAAATCCATGCTCTTATTTCTGCTCAGGGTGTTAATGAAATTATCAGTAAGATTGGTGCCGATGCTGTGGCATTGCCTGAGAATTTCCGCATTCATGATCTGGAAAAATTTAATTTAAATCGCTTCCGTTTCCGTGGCGCGCTTTCCACTGCCAGCATCGATGATTTTACCCGTTATTCTAAAGATCTTGCAGATGAAGGCACCCGCTGCTTTATCGATGCTGATAATATGCGTGCCGTCAGTGTGCTTAACCTGGGTACTATTGATGAACCAGGTCACGCAGATAACACCGCCACTCTCAAACTGAAAAAGACAGCACCGTTCTCTGCTCTGCTGTCTGTTAACGGCGAGCGTAACTCCCAGAAGTCACTGGCAGAATGGATTGAAGACTGGGCCGACTACCTTGTGGGTTTTGATGCTAATGGTGACGCCATTCAGGCAACCAAAGCGGCGGCGGCTATCCGTAAAATCACAATTGAAGCGAACCAGACCGCTGATTTTGAAGATAATGACTTCAGCGGCAAACGCTCCCTGATGGAGTCTGTCGAAGCGAAGACCAAAGACATTATGCCAGTGGTATTTGAATTTAAATGCGTTCCATTTGAAGGCCTGAAAGAACGTCCGTTTAAATTACGACTCAGCATTATCACTGGCGATCGTCCTGTACTGGTTCTGCGCATTATTCAGCTGGAAGCGGTGCAGGAAGAAATGGCTAACGAATTTCGTGATCTGCTTGTTGAGAAATTCAAAGACAGCAAAGTAGAAACCTTTATTGGTACTTTCACCGCCTGATTTCATTACTGCAAATGCCCCTGCGGGGGCATTTATGGAAACGTAATTAACTCAATAATCACCGGATGGTGAGAGCTTCCTTTTAGCAGAATTCAACGCGGTGCAGCGCATATAAAGTGGAGAACGAAATGTCATTTATTAAAACTTTTTCCGGGAAGCATTTTTATTATGACAAGATAAATAAAGACGACATCGTGATTAACGATATCGCAGTTTCCCTTTCAAATATCTGTCGCTTTGCAGGACATCTTTCACACTTCTACAGTGTCGCCCAGCATGCGGTGCTTTGCAGCCAGTTGGTGCCGCAGGAATTTGCTTTTGAAGCGTTAATGCATGATGCAACAGAAGCATATTGCCAGGACATCCCCGCACCACTGAAACGCCTTCTTCCTGACTATAAACGGATGGAAGAAAAAATAGACGCCGTAATCCGTGAGAAATACGGATTACCTCCTGTTATGAGCACGCCAGTGAAATATGCCGATCTCATTATGCTGGCAACCGAACGCCGCGATCTCGGGCTTGATGATGGCTCTTTCTGGCCTGTACTGGAAGGTATCCCGGCAACAGAGATGTTCAAAGTGATTCCACTGTCGCCAGGCCATGCCTACGGGATGTTTATGGAACGTTTTAACGAGTTATCGGAGTTACGCAAATGCGCATGAATGTTTTCGAAATGGAAGGGTTTCTTCGCGGGAAATGTGTACCACGAGATCTGAAAGTGAATGAAACAAATGCTGAGTATCTGGTGCGTAAATTCGATGAAGTACGTGCTGAGGCTCGCAACGAGGGTATTAACTATACCGCAAGCCGCCTTGCTGCTGCGTTCAATCACGGATTTATCAATAAGTCTTTACGTGAAGTTTTCGACGTTACACGCATGATTCTGTCAGCGAAAGAAGAGTTGGCTAATGAACCGCATCCGATTGATGGCCTGTCTGGTGAATATGCGGAGAAATCCCTTGAAGAATGGGCGGAACAGATTCGCAAAGGAGGCAGCCAGTGAATAACCGCTTTTACATGATGTGCTTGCGTGAAACTGTGGGTAATAACGCCTCATTCCATTGCCATAACGGCAATGGTTACAGTTCTGATATCGATCGCGCTCATGTTTACACGCTGGAAGAAGCCCAAAAAGCCTGGAATTGTGGGCGAGATATCGATCAGCCTGTTTGTGCCGATAGTGTGGATGCAATGGCTGTGTGGCACGTTGATTGCCAGTACATCCCTACAGAAAGCCTGATTGGGTCAGATTGCACTGCGTATGTGGCCTACAAAAAAGGTAGCTGGAACGGCAACGATGTTTACTGGCTTCAACACGGTGGATTGCCAACAGATGACTTCAGTAAAGCGACCATCTTTAGCGTCGCCAACAAAAACGAACCAGGAATAGTTTGGTTGCCATTTTCCATTGCTGATGCAGCAAAGCGCCGGACGTTCAATATCAATAACTTTAACCGCAGAACAATGGTTCAGGGCACAGGTTTGGTCATGCCTGACTGGTTGAAAAAGCAGAACAGAAGAAAGAAGTCGCGAAGCGGGAAGGTGCGTTGGAATTGTCCGCATTGCGGAAAAATTACCTGGCAGTACAGCCCATATGATTTTGAAGGCTGTAGTGATTACAACTGTGAAGGATGGCGAGAATGACAATTGACTATCAGGCACTGCGTGAGGCGGCAGTGAAAGCCGGTAAAGATAAGTGGCAAGCTAAAAAAATAAACGGTGATTTTTTCGTTATTCGTCACGGTAGTTATACAAGACAGCATGGATACACATCGTATCAACCCATTGCGGAGATTGATTGTAAGCCAGTCCGGGATTTTGTTGCCAAGGCTAATCCGGCTACCGTCTTGGCGCTGCTGGATGAACGGGAAAGAAACCAGCAATACATCAAACGCCGCGACCAGGAGAACGAGGATATTGCGCTAACGGTAGGGAAGCTGCGC